ACCAATAGTGCGGAAATAAAAGTGACGGAAAACGAGGACGGTTCTAAGTCGTTCCAAGGCATTGGGTCAGAAGTTGGTGTAGAGAACCTTAACGGTATTATCTTGACTCCTAACTGTATTGAGTTTGCTAGAGAACGATATCCATTGCTATATGAACATGGTGCTGGATCTAGTGAAGTCATTGGGGACGCAAAAGTCTATTATGATTTAGCTACTAATAAATACCTGACTGACTTTACGCTTTATGACAATGCACCAAACATTAACAAGGCTGTTGAAAATGGCGCGTTTGATTCACTATCAATTGCCTATTACATCACAGATTATGAGTTTAATGAAAATGATTCTCTAGTCGTAAATAAAGCACTGTTTAAAGAGATTTCTCTTGTTTCAGTACCAGCAGACCCTAACGCAAAATTTATTCAAAACGCCTTAGGCGAAGAACTCACAGAAGAACGCAACAAAATTATTGAAAGCCGTAACGCTTTGAAAGAAATTGAGGATATTAAAAAGAAATATGAATAAACCTGATTTAATCGAAAAACAAAATCGCTTGGCAGAACTTAAAGAAAATAACGTATCTTTAAAATCTCAAATTAGTGGCTTTGAAGTAAAAAACGCAATTGAAGACTTGCCAAAAGTACAAGAATTAGAAAAAACACTTTCAGAAAATTCAATTGAAATTATCAAAATTGAGAATGAACTTAACGCACAGGAAGAAAAACCAAAAGGAAAAGCTAAAATGAAAAACTTTATTGAATCACAAAACGCTGTAACAGAATTTTTTGATGTATTGAAAAAGAACTCTGGAAAATCAGAAATTAAAAACGCTTGGAACGCAAAACTTGCTGAAAATGGTGTAACTATCACAGATACAACTTTCCAACTTCCGCGTAAATTGGTCGAATCAATCAACACAGCTTTGCTAAATACTAACCCAGTATTCAGAGTTTTCCATGTTACAAATGTCGGCGCTTTGCTCGTATCACGCTCTTTTGATTCATCAAATGAAGCACAAGTCCACAAAGACGGACAAACAAAAACAGAGCAGGCAGCCACACTCACTATTGATACTCTTGAACCTGTGATGGTTTATAAATTGCAATCACTTGCTGAACGTGTTAAACGTCTTCAAATGTCATATTCTGAACTTTACAACTTGATTGTAGCAGAACTTACACAAGCCATTGTAAACAAAATTGTTGACCTTGCTCTTGTTGAGGGAGACGGAACAAACGGCTTTAAATCAATTGACAAAGAAGCAGACGCTAAAAAAATCAAAAAAATTACTACAAAAGCCAAATCAGCTGGAAAAACTCCATTTGCTGACGCTATTGAAGAAGCGGTTGACTTTGTTCGCCCTACTGCTGGACGTCGTTATTTGATTGTTAAAGCGGAAGACCGCAGAGCCTTGTTAGATGAGCTACGCCAAGCGACTGCAAATGCTAACGTTCGTATTAAAAATGATGACGCTGAAATTGCTTCAGAAGTTGGAGTAGATGAAATCATTGTTTATACAGGTACAAAGGCTGTTAAACCTACTGTATTAGTAGACCAAAAATATCATATCGATATGCAAGACATTACAAAAGTTGACGCATTTGAATGGAAAACTAATAGCAACATGATTTTGGTTGAAACACTAACAAGCGGACACGTTGAAACTCTTAACGCTGGTGCAGTAATTACAGTAGCATAAGAATAAAATGGAGGAAGTAAATGATAGATTATATTAAAGTCTATTGTGGTATTCCGATTTTAGTAACAGCTTATGATAGTAAACTTATCTTATTCCGTTCAATAGCTATTAAATTGCTAGAAAAAAATGGTATTAAAGCTGACGAAACAAGTGTATTAGTGAAAGAATTTATCTCTTGTTATTGTCGGCTTAATATTGTTGATGAACCAGCAGAACAATGGCGAAATGCTGAAATGAAACGTTTGGATTCTTTACAAGAGTTAATGTATTATGGAGGTATTTAATGATATTCTCACAAGTTACATTACAGGTAGAAACGACTGTTAAGAAGAAGAACGGTGCAGAAGCTAATGTTATAAAGCCTATCGTTTTACCAGCAGTTAAACAGAGAATTAGTCAGTTAAGACTTGATGAGTTTTCTATGATCGGGCTAGGTAAAAATATAAGGTTTGAGCTTAACGGAATCGGAGAAATGGAAGACTTGATTTTCAACTATTTCTTAGACGAAAAAGGCGATACTTTCAAGCGTACAACATGGGAAAGAAACCCTAAGAATAACAAGATGATTTTAGAGGGGGTAGTAAGCAATGGAATTTGATTCTTATATAGATTGGTACAACAATTTACTTACAATGCCTCTAAATGACGTTATTTTAGGCGTTAAGGACACGATAGTAGACAAGACGGTATATTTGTCACTTAGTGACTCAAAGGTGCTTAAAATGGATAATACGAGCTTTGTCATGGGTTACTATTATCAAGTTGTTTTATCTGTTAAAGATGTTGACGATGAACTTGTCGGACTTGTCGGAAATGTTTTACGAAACGGTTGGAATATGACGAACTGGTCAGAGAATAGCCATTTGTACAATTATACTGGTACTGTTTATTTGCCTTGTGGTGCAGGTGGTCAAGCATGGCAATGAATTCACTTAATACATCAATCATAGCTAAAGAAATGCAAACTAAAGTAACAGAACGCATGGGCGATTGGTTTGAAGCAGAATTTAAAGCTAAAGCAAATGCTGCAGCCCGAAGGACTAGAGTAATCAGAAGTCACGGTCATACCTATACTTATGCCAGATATCAAAATACTGGGGAATTGTCAAGAAACTTAAAGCAAGTTAAAAAAGGCGATAAAGTAGTAGTTAATGCAGGTACTAGAGCTAATTATACTAGTGGTTATCATGGTATGTATTTCTTGGTTGAAAAAAAAGGTATACAAGACGTTAAAACAACATTGAAAAAAGGCGCTAATTATGCCAATTCAATGAAATTATAGAAAAGAGAAAAAATGAAATTAGATTATAATTCACGTGAGATTTTCTTTGGTAATGAAGCTCTAATCGTAGCTGATATGGCCCAGGGGAGTAACGGAAAACCAGAGTTCACTAACCATAAAATTGTAACTGGTTTAGTATCAGTTGGCGAAATGGAAGACCAAGCGGAAACTAACAGCTATCCAGCTGATGACGTACCAGACCATGGAGTGAAAAAAGGTGCTACCTTGCTTCAAGGCGAAATGGTATTTATTCAAACAGACCAAGCGCTTAAAGAAGATATTTTAGGTCAACAAAGAACAGCGAATGGTTTGGGTTGGTCTCCTACTGGTAATTGGAAAACGAAATGCGTTCAGTATCTTATTAAAGGGCGCAAACGTGATAAAGTTACAGGAGAATTTATTGACGGTTATCGTGTAGTCGTTTATCCTAAATTGAAACCTACAGCAGAACCAAAGAAAGAATCAGAAACAGATTCAGTAGACGGTGTAGACCCTATTCAATGGACTTTGGCAGTTCAAGCAACCGAGTCAGATATTTATTTGAATGGAGATAAAAAAGTTCCTGCTATTGAATATGAAATTTGGGGAGACCAAGCAAAAGACTTCGCAAATAAAATGGAAAGCGGACTGTTCATTATGCAACCTGATACTCAACTAGCCGGTGTCGTTGCGACTGATAAACCCTAGCGTGCCCGACGGGGCTGAACACGTAGCCTTTGCATATAGTGCAGACGGTAAAGATAGATTCACGACTGTTTATCCTAACTTGAATTTGTTAGAAGGAAGTAAAAAATACACTAAAGATAATCCTAAAATAGTATCTTCTAGCGATCCTGATAATGCGGTTTATATGGGTGATGTTTCTGTAAAAAACTTAAAAGCAGGAACATACACCATGAGTGGTAAAGCTGACGCACCTTGGACTATTCATTCAACAAATGATGCCAATAGAAAAGGTAAAGTTGGGCTATGGTTAATGTCAACAAAACCTGAAATGAATGTGAATATATCTTTAGGTGACACAGTTCCTAAAACAATCAAAATTCCAAAAGACGGAGATTATAACGTTAGGGTTAATACCTACTCAAATGGAACGGATGTGGTAACTCATAGCTTTAGTGATTTTAAACTAGAACCAGGTTCAACTGCAACTCCATACATGCCTTCGTTTAGTGAAGCAACAGCCGAAGATTATCCAAGCTACATTGGAACATATACTGATAATAACTCCAACGAGCAAAGCACAGACCCAGCAAGATATAGCTGGAAAAAAATAGAATAAGTAAAGGAATATATATAAAATGGCGAAACAATTGAGTACAGCACGTAAATTTAAAATGATTACAGGGAAAGACCTTTTCCAACAACAAAAAGCAATGGATACAGAGCTTAAAAAAGAAGACGGAGAAATTACTGACCTAATGGAGTTCGTTCAATATGGATTATACTTGGCTCTTTTTCAAGATAACATTGTAAAAGCTAAAAGTGACTTCTCTGACTTCCGTTCTAACTTTGAGTTCGATACTGCCGGTAAAGGACTTAAAGAACTGGTCGAACTGTGGCAGAAAGAAATTTAATGAGCTGAAAGGACTGTAAATGATTTTAAAACATGCAATTAGATATTTAGAACTAACTGGTTCAGACTTTATTACAGATTTAAAAGACTTTGCAGACCTACAAAATTCTTTTGTCGCTGGTTATATTCCTGATGACTTTACAGAGCAAATGGAGAGCTTTACAGACAAGTTATTGATACTTTGGGTAGATTGTAGCGGAGGACTGCAAAACGCATTAGACGACAAAACAGAGCTTCCTACAACTAACGAGTTAATTAATATCTTCTGTAAGACT